TTTCTTACCTTTACGAGAGCTCTCCAACCTAACCGAAAAAAGCGAGCCGTTGCCGATGAGAAAATTCGTCCAGAAATCCCAGTTACCTGCTTTGAAGAATAGTTTCCACTGAACCCTGCCTGTGAGCAGGGAATTCTTGTAAACAAAACGGGACACCAACGGCGTGATGTCCTGATTGCTTCCTGGTTGTAGCAGATAGATTTTACCACTATCAGCCATTTGATCTAGTCGCCTGCAATGCTTCCTGAATTCTGCTGAATTTCGGTATTATTAGAACTAAACCCGCTCTTACATCTCGCGGGGCATAATCGATTTTATTTACGATTTGAATAGCAGGAAAATAAGCTCTATCGCCATACTCTCGATAAGCAATTAAATCCAGACGACCTTTATCTAAATCGGATACCTTCAATCTCTTCTCGTCGCCGTCTAGTTTAATTACCGGAGGGTCCCATAGAGAAAAACAGACTACGCCAGTAGAAGGCTGGATCAGAGCGGTCCTCTTGTAAAAAGAAGTGAACGGCAAATTTAATTCAAAATCAGCCATTAAGTTAATCTCGCCAACAGCGTATTCGGCATATTACCTTTAACAACATCGTACCAATTATGGTAGAAACGGCTCTCTGGTTGAAAAGTCAGGGAAACCTCTGCGCCATGAGGCTTACCCGAAATAGGCTCGAAAGGCCCCTTCCAATTAACCTCCCAGGAAATTATCCTGCCGCGCAAAATCATAAAAAATCCCCAGATAAATAATACATAAGGAGGATCAGCAGCCTGTCCGCTATAACTCGTATTTGCCGCTTTACCAAAAGTTTTAGCGCCTGTACTCGAAGGAGCCTGCGCAGCTCGCAGGGGCTCATTATCAGTTCTAGGAAAAGCAGTTGCTTTCAACCAATTTATCTTGTTAATCATTCTTCCGATTACTACCGCAGGCGGTCCAAGATCAAAAGTATCAAGCCCCGCACGAAAATCTAATGTGAGATCAATCGGACTCCAATCACCGCCTTCCCATATTCGCCCAAACGGTTCAGATGCTCTGCCGCCTGTGGCGGTATAATCTGCTCTGTAGCCCTCAATAATGCCCGCATCAACAGGGAAGCTGGGAAAATAAACTATCTGCTCTGGATTATCTTCTATAGCCAGAGCGCAAGGCACGTTTATATGATTGCCCAAAACCATTAGATATCTCCTGTTAATTCGGAGCTATCGTTCTGTTCCTGTATTACGTCCGCGATCTGCACCAATAAACGATTAGTCTCGCGCAACAAACTCTCTACTGAGGAATTACCTGTTGCTCGATTGCTTGAACGCGGAGTAGTAGGAGAAGATCCTCCCGGCCCTTCTAGCATCTTTGGTACATACTGTCTAATGCCTTGAGGCGTATCAGGCACTATCCATTCAGGACCATCTTCGCCAACTAGGCGCACTTGCGGCCCTGTGATATATTCGCCGCTTGCAGCGCCCACCAAACCACCCAACCATCCTTTAATCAAATCTTTTGCATGACCCCATACGAGCTTTGACTCTTTCTTGCTATGCCCGCCCCCCATAAACATCTGATAATAATGAGTATATGTTTCGCCAGCTTTGTCCAACCATTTGATCAAATCGCCTATATAACCTTTAAATATCTCCAAACGATCAGAAATAGCATCAACAGTATCAACAAAAACGTCACCATTAGCTTCCCACCATTCCTTTACTGCGTCCAGCATATCTGCTAGCTCATCCACGATGCCACTTTCGATCAATTTATCAACGAGCGAAATCAACGAATCTATTATCCCCTCTAATATAGCTAAGGCTGTTGGTAAGAGAAGTCGAGTGACGACGAGCATTATTAACTGCATCAACGGAGGAATAAGCTGCATTAACTTAGGGAGCAATTTTGCTATCAACGCCAGCATCTTACCAAAAGACTCTATTATATCAGGTAGCTGCTTGATCAATTCAGTGAGCAGCGTATCTAGCGCATTACCCAGAGAAGTCATAATCAGATCAGCTATCTTCAGCAAATTATCAAAAAAGGCAGGGAGAAAAGGTTCTAATTTTTCAATAAACTGTGCGCCCAGATCAACTAACTTAACAAAAAGATTGACCAAGATATTCAGTAGCTTACCACCTGCCGGTTTAAGAAATTTATCAATAAATAAACGAACGATATTTCGCACAATAGGAATAACCTTCCTGAAGCTGGTCATCATTTCATCGAGATAACCTTCCTCGAAGAAATCAATCATCATCATTACGCCTTCGACCAATATGCTAACAATAGGGTCAAGCAGTTCCGAAATATAAGGCAGAAATTTAACGGCTAACTGTTGTAGGTAAAAAGACAAAGGCGCTAGAGCAGCCTCCACTGCGCCTGAAATTGTTTTCATTGCAGGTTCTAGAGTCTTTGTTATTGCCTCAATTAAATACATTAAGGGTTTAATCAGAGGAAGTAACGGCCCCAAAATAACTGCAAAACCGCCGATTTTAGCAATAGATTTGAGAACGCTGAATACCCCAGACAGACTGTTTTTCTGCTGGAATGCCGCATGCGCGCCCATGCGCTGGTCTTTTGTGAATTTCATTTGAGATTTAGATAGGCTTTCAGTCTCGTCATTACATTGACGAAATAAATCTACTAAACTTCCTATGATCTTTCGCCCCTTGTCAAATACCGCAAAGAATATTTGCCCTACTTCTTGAGCTGTGCGCAGAATAAATATCTGCTGTTCGACAGATACGCCGAGATGTTCAAATGCTTCAGATACTTTCTTTCCACCAAATTTGAGCAACTCAACAAGAGTGCTCTTAACAGTTTCTCTTACAGTAGTCAGTCCTTCGGTGGTTTGAGTTACAAAAGTATTTATGTGATCTTTGGCTTGCCCAATAGCTCCCTTTAGTGGTCCAGCGTCCACTTCGTATATGTATGCGAAAGTCTCAACCGCGTCAGCCCCCATCTGCTGTCACCTTTTCTTTTGATTCTTCTCTATCTGATCTTTTTTCTTCTTCAAGAATGAACTTAATCGCATACAAAAGTCATCCCGCTGCCAAGGGACCATAGCCGCCCAGTCCTCGTAAGATAAGCCGCCTAGCTCAGGGTTGATCATCGAGAATCGCTGGGTCCGTAGATCCTCGATGTCTGGGATTCGTAGAACGAAAAAAGCTGCCATCCTCAGGAAGGTGCAGGCTGAAGTTAAAACCGCAGAGAGGGCAAGTAAAAGGCATCGCCATATCAAAACCAGGAGTGACCTCGTTAATAGCCTGCCGAAACGCCAAATTAGTAGCCCCTGTGCCTCCCCTGCGCACATAATCCAACGCTTCAAAGAAAGATACTTCCTCACCGTTAATACCTACAATATGTCTTGCCGTAGCGAATGACCGCACTACCTCACCCCGTTTACCTACCTCTCTGCTCTTGCGAAGAAAGTCTTCTGCGGCTATTTGATCCGATACTCGCAGCAATCTGAAGTTAATCACATCGTCATAAGGAGGCAGGGGAGGCGAAGTGAAAGGTTCTCTGATTGTTTCTCTAGAGAAACCTTCAGTCTCATCGTACACAATACATTTGAGTTCGTCTAGCGTTCTGACAATAGGCGCATGAGGCTGCTGTTTACAGGAAGGGCACATAGGACGAAAGGACATTTCCTGCCCATAAGAAAAAGCGAAGAAATGAAATAACAGTGACATCCAATCGCTGAATAACATTTCATTGTAGGGCAGACCATGAAGGTCAGTTAATTGAGATAATTTCTCACGGAGAACAGGAATTGCGGCAGCTCCTTCACCTGCCCCCGCAATTATTTCCTCATCCTCACCGCGCATGGCGTTCATGGTAACTACGCCGTCTTGGAGCTTGTCACCATAGAGCCAACCGCATGAGGGTAGTTTTACGTTCCTAGTAAGTCTGTCCCTTTTCTGCCATGCCTTGAGTCTCGAATCCTGCGACATCACAAACTCTCCTGAACATCAACTTGACACTCCGTTAAACGTCACGGCCAATCACGAAATCTACCGAGAGTGACAGCGTTAGCTCCATCTGCTCACCATCGGTAAAATCGACTTCCTTATCAGGCTCATTCATCAGGAATAGTCCATCGAGGAAGTAAGAACGCCCTGTAGTATCATCTTCCTTCAATAGAATAAGCGTGCCCTGGGACTTGATACTGGAAGCAAGGCCCATTGTCCCCGTGAGAGGATTATAGGTCTTGCGGAACAACCGCTCGATAGTCAGTCGAGTACCTGAATCGACATAATCCAGATAGACGACTTCCATCTCTTCGAGAGGTTCCGGTTTGGCCGGATAAAAAATAGTCCCATTCAGGTAAGAAATCTCTCCCCTACCCACTTTATATCCGGGTACTTTCACCGACTTCAGCGAAAGCATAAGAATTTCCTGACCTCCAGGCACGAGGCCGTCGATGTGCCACTCCAACATCCCCATGTTCTTTTTCTGGGGATTGTACTTGCCTCTAGCCTGCGCGATATGCTTTGCGTTGTATGAGTAGGACACCAAGTGCCACCTCCTTATCTGCTGGTATCAGCAGATTTAATTAAAAAATGACCTCGTCGAAGCTGACTCCCGAGGGCACAATAATCACATCGTACATGATAGCTTCGGCTGCTTTCGTGACCTGAATCATCAGCCGAGCGCGACACTCATTCGCGGCAATCACCGCAGGCGTATTCGTAGTCGAGTCACAAATCAATCTTGCATCTTCAAGACCGCGCCTTGCAATAATCGGAATTACTATCTGCCTGCCAGTTGCTTCAATCTGCCGCCACAAAATAGGATCGTTAAGATCGAACTCATACCGCATATTTGCAATTTCGAGCAGGTTACCCAGCTTGTTCAGAAGCAGTCTGACGTTAATTCTGTCCCGAGCCTGAACAGTTGATCCCCGGAGCATGGTGCGCTGACCGTCGCAGAAGATACCTTCTCCTACCTTGTACCGAATCGGGTTCACCACATGCTGAGTGGTGCCGTCGAATTCGTACATAAGAGTGCGGTCAGCTACGTCAGGACTATACCTGATCGTATTAACGTCTTGGAACATACCGCGCTTCAGACCCGCGACAGGATACCACCGCTCCTGGTCCTTGTCTGTCTTTGCAATCAACTGCGCGAAATCGCCAATCGGAGGCTCCCATACATCTATCTGGCTGTACTGATCGTAGTAATTCAGATAGAAGGCATGAACGCAAGAGTAACTGGAATTCACTGCCGCCAGAGGAGGATAAGGCACAAGAACTGTTGGCCTTGCTACTCCACCTGCAATTGCTGCGTTGTAAGTGCCATCTACGAAGTCTGACGCATCCTGCGCCAAATCATCAGAGAGCACGCCGGGCAGAGACAGGCTCATTTGGTCAGCGGGAGTGAAGTCAGGAATAGAATAAAGCCAAAGAGCCCTGCGCCCTTCTGTCTCTGATAAGAGTATGCCTGCTGCCTGAACCTGCCTGTGCCACTGACCAGGAGAAGCAATCACATCGACGGCGACCGTATCGGTATTAGTGAGCAGTTGCAGCCCAGTATAAGTTGACCCGGACTTTGCGCCGATTATATCTGAATTGGTAAAAGCGCCATCTAGTCCAAGATTCTGGCTAGCCGCAACATCCGGTTCTGTCCCCGTACCCATGTCCTCGATATTTACTACGTTAGAACCTGTGCCATCCGTTGCGTTCACGGTAGCTACCAGGTCAGCAAAATCATCGATCAAATCCCGCTCTTCGACTGCCGTGGAACCGGAACCATCATTGAACATGACGCGGAAACGCAGCTTGGTAGGATCTGTAGTTGACGCACTAAGGATGCAGTACATACCATCAGCGATAGTTGACCGCTCATTCCCAATATCACCAGTCCATATACAGGTAACGTGACCTACAACTTCTTCGGCAACAATAAAGACGGCTTCGGCCCTGTAAGGAGCAGCCGCCCAATTTACTATGTTTTCCCCTGATGCAAAATCAATAGGATTAGCAGCAGCGCCGCCTGCGGTATTCTGATCCCAGTAATCGGGCGTTCCAGCGACCGCAAAAGCCATCTGAGTAGTACCCGCGCCAGGAGCTGCCAAGTCACCCCCTTGGAAGGCCAAAGCGCGGTCACTCTGATATCGCAGAGGCGCGTCAGCTATTGTGCTAGCAAATTCAGTTTCAGTACCATCGCCCCAACCGGCTAGTTCACCGTGCTGATACACGGAATAAATAGTCCCATTGTTCACTACATTTTCATTCACATCGAACGCCAACGTGAAAGCAAAAGCGCCCGACACATAATTAAGATGATTCAAACCGAGATAACTATTGCCTGCGGCGGGATCAGTGTAATCAAGTCTGCTGCCTCTCAAGGCCCGAACATTTTCACTGGCAGGATCGGAGACATAAGAAGCGGTAATAGTTGCGCCTGCATTTACGTTAGCGGAGAAAGTAATATCCCATGCACCTGTCGTATAGTTGATGGTGCCCACCACATCAACCGCGCCGGGAACGCCTCTGCGTAGAGTGCATAACCCACCTAGGCCATCATCAAAGACTGTTTCAGGCAATAATCCCATGCCCACGCTTGAGCAAACAAATCGGGCTGATCCTGGCTCGACAGGAACATAGTCCATATTCGAGCAGTTGGCATCGGCGGAATCAATTTGAGGCGCGCCACCAGTAGCATTCGTACAAACCAGTTCTGTGCCTGAATAAATACCGTCATCCCCAGCTAGCGCATTACCTCCCATATCGGTAATCGCTAGTGTATAGGTTGCGGTAATAGGTGAGTTTGCAGGGACGTTAGCGCCAAACGTAATATCCCAATCGCCTGTCCTATAATTGAGCGTGCCCACCACAGCAGCGCCGCCTCCGTTTACTGCTGTTCTCCACCCGCCAAATCCATCATCATAGACCGTCTGAAAACCTGTTGCAGTCGGAGCGATTACTACGACCGTACCTGGAATAATATAGCCATCCATTACCTGGCAGTTGGCATCCGCTGAATCATGCTGTGCCGCAAGTATGCCTGAATCTGTGCAGATAGTATCCGCCATCGGCACTTGAATCTGAACACGGGCAACTGTAGCAGCGCCAGGGCAAATATCGGGAGAAGCAATAGAACCTGAATAAGCGGTCTGTCCTGTAACAGTTGTGCCGATTGCTTCAGACCTGCCGCGAAGATAAATAGCGTCGATAGAACCGCCCAAAAAGCCTGTAGGACCGCCGACCAGCAGCACGCCCCACTGACCTGTACGATAGTTAATGAAGCCTTTATGCGTGTTCGTAGTGTCTCTGAGTAAACCTACACCACCGTAAACCATACCGCTTACGAGCACATCATCTTCATCGTCAGTCAATTCTGCCCAAGCAGCGCCGCCCGTCTGGACTCGAATATAGAAACCTCCCGGCTGCACAGGCATTAAAAGCGTACCGCGATAAATCGTCAAGCCTGCATCTGCAGCGGTGATGGTATGAAGGTTATGCCAGGTACGGCTACCTGGAACAGAATCAGTCAGCCCATAAAAACGCTTTCCTGCAATACCGCCCGTTGAGGAATCTTCCGATCTAGTCGAAGCGAAAGCGCCATCGTCACCACCAGAGAGCGCGTAGGGAGTTAGTCCGCCAGTAAGAACGGAACGAGTTTCATCAGGAGCAGTCGTGCCCACGCCTGATTCCACATCGACTGTTATGTAAGTAGATATGCCGTTGATTTTCGTTTCAGCATCCCCATTGGTGAGATTACGCCAGTTCTCACTGACAAGTGCTTTGCCATTCTCATATACCTGAATGTTGAAAGAAGTAGTCGAATTCTGAGTCAGCCCTATGGTGATATAACCATCATTTGCCCAGGAACCGGGCACAGCGGCAGAAACAGTCAAAACCTTTGTGCCGCCAGCGTAAAAAACTCTAGAAGCATAGGAGAGGAGAGAACCAGCAACTCGAATAAACTTCAGCCTGTTCCCCTTGCGCAGAAAGCGCACGCCAGCCCTCACCGCATATTCATGGTTAATCGGCCTGCCGAAAGCTGCAACCAAATCAGGTTCTGTTGCAATGTCGGTCAGAACATTGATAGCGCCCTTAGATGCCGGACCGATTAGAGCAGCAATAAGGTCAGACTCTCGCGGGATATTGAGGGAGAGTTCTTCTTCGGTCAGATAAAATCCAGGTAAAGTCATGGTAGATTACTCCTACGGCACGACAAAGTCTATCGTCGCTGTTTCCAAGAGCACTGACGGCACTGACGAATCTTCTTCTACCGAGTATACCAATTTCTTCACAAGTTTCACTTCAAAAGGCACCCTAGGCAGCCAGCCTTTTAGCGTACCTGAAAAAGTTTTTCTAATGTCCTTTGGGGTACTAACAGCACCATCCCGGTCAGAATTATCAACCACCCCCTCATCAATCAATCGGCAGGTTATGTCGCCCATGTACTTGCAGAATTCCGGCAGGTTATATGGGGGCTGATAATAACGGGCATCGCCGAACATTACAGGCAGGGGTAAATCATCGGATACAAACGACGATTTTAACTGCCCCACTAGCGTATTCGCAATATGCTCATCGTCGCCGCACCAGAGATCCGCCTGAACTGAGAAATTCTCCGGTCTCGCCTCTTGAACGGACAAAGCTATCCCGCGCACTTCATCTCTGACTATGCCTCGATGTACGAAAGGAGTGAAGCGTTCACCGTCATAACCTGCCCAGTCCATGAATACGCTAATGAAGGGACGGGGTATCGACGCCTCGCTAAACTCCTTGCGTATCTCATCAACATCCACACCCGTACTAGATGCTCGGTGCATAGTAAGATATTCAATCATTTGACCATGTGCGCGGTCAGGAGTAGCGAGAACGGTGGGCACAGAACGACCTAGCCACTTGAGGCGGCGAAAGAATTTTAGCAGAGCATCCTGGTAGGGAGTAATCAACTAGCCTTCCATCTGCTGATACCAGCAGATATTTGTCATCTGCTGGTATCAGCAGATATTTACCCACCAAGCAACTTTTTAAGATCACCAGGCATCTGGAAATTTCCAGGGGCCAACAGACTAACATGACTGCATTCTTCTTCCAGCTCCTTGAGCGCAAGCGACTGCGCTCTGGGAGCCATTGCTTGAGCCTCTTCAAGAGAATTAGCTTTTAGCTGAATAGTCTTTATTTTCGGCATCTGCGTGCCCGGTATCGGTCCAGGTATCATTTTCTGGATATTCATCAAATATAGAG